TCATCACCTATCCATTCTATGCCATGCAATAGGACATAGGCTATCATTTGACAATGTGTGATTCCCGTTAGGGATAGCATCACATAATCATTCATCACAATACGATTTTTATTAATCGCATTATGATATAACGCTATTTGTTTGTATGGTGTTTTAGTTTCCATCATTCGGCCAAATCGCACCCATTAGGTGCGTTATTTGCTACCGGATTATTCTAAAAAATGTGTGGGATAGGGTGCGTTTTTATCACCCCCATGATGCACCCTACCCCGTCATTTCTAAACATTTATTCAAACACTACAACCGATTCAAAGGTTGTCTAATTGTTGTTTTAATTCGTCGGCCATTTGTTTCATCATTTGTTCGTATTGTGCTTTTAGCATAGCCTTTTTATCGGCTTTGGATAGATGCATTTGTGATAGATTAGTAATCATATCATTCATGTCGTTTTGTAGTTTAGCGTCAATACCTTTTGTAGTGTCAAAGATTGTGTAGGTGTCGGAAAGTTCGGTGTGTAGGTCTTTGATAGATTCCAAAGTTTTGATGATTTGTTGTGTGGTTTTTTTGTTAGGTTTTACCATATCGTTTTTTAGTGATGTTGATTTGTTGTTGATGTAGGCGTTTGAAATGCCGTTCATAAAATCACGCATTCGCATAATGATAATTCCTTTGTCGGTTTTTGAATTAACTTTTTTGTTCATTGTAAATCACCCCCTACTACTATAGCCAATGTAGATATGTCAAAGACACACCAACAAATCGAAACCGTGTAGTCAATAGGTTCCACCATGATATGACATAGTCGTTTAGGTTATAAAGGGCTAGGTTGATGCACGATAGATGCACCGATGGGTGGGGTATATATACTATGACTAAACGGGTGCCAAAAACGGGGGTGGAGCTACGACTTGCATCGCCCACCATCCCTCGAAATTTTTCTTGAATTTTTAGTAAAAGGGGGTTTATAAAAGCATTTTAACCTCTTTTCTAAATAACTACAACACCTATGATTAACCATGCTCCAATGCTCGATATGTGGCTACAAGGGAGAAAGATGGCTTGTTCATAATGCTATGTTCGAGTTAGAGGTGGCAGCACTATACTACGAGTTCCAATGCCCCGAATGCGATTCATTAGATATAGAGATTCTAATTTCCAAAAATGATGAATCTTCCGCTCCCAGATGACTTGGAATTACCCCATGTTGTATTATTAGCGGTATGGGTAGCCATTGGTAGTGCGTTAGAATCACTATGCGTCATTTGGTCTATTGCATGTGCGAAAGCCATAACTGTATCGTTATGCCTTCCAACATCAACAATGTTCCCACTTTTCCAAACATGGGTATCTAACTCCTCTAACAAGGTATTTACTATGCGCCTAGTTTCATCATCACCGTAAGGAAACACTACCTTTTTTTGTTCAAACCAAACACGAAGGCGGTTCATCAATGCTTGTTTTAAAGAAAGATTAGATACCTTGCTTTGGCGATAATCCACCGTTATTCCTTTTTGTATTAATAATGATTCATAGAGTCGTTGGAAACCTACATCTTCCGCCGAAATAGGAGCGGTAAAAGTTTTTGACCATTGGCCTAGCATATCCGCTTGTCTATCAGGTGCAAAGTCATTCCTACGCCACATATTAACAAAGTGAACATATCCCTCCGAATCTTGTCTAAGTACTACCATAACCGAATAATCTTTACCTAATCCGTGAGATGGGTCAAAGCCAATCATGTATTTACCTGGAACTTTATTATCCCACTCGATAACGGCGTTGGTATTCATATTAGCACGAGTATGTTCACGCTTGAATGCTTGGGCTTCATCATCAACCACTTTACATAGATATTCTTGAGTAAATGCTAAATCACCAATTGCTTGTCTTTGTTCTAACAAAAAGTCTATCGGTCTTTGTTCTTCCCACAAAGCAATAGGCTCTACCGTTGGGTCGGCTTTATGTTCTTCCCAATTGGGAATTGCTGATGTAGTGGTGGTTTTCCATACATCATTTGATAACATTTCCGTATGGTATAGGTCTGTCATAGCCATAGGTGTTCCAACAACGAAGATTGAGGTTCCTGGTGAAAGCATAGGTGTTATTTTCTTTCTAAACCAATTTTGTAGGTTGCTTGGGGATTGGTCTCCCATGTCATCTAATACATCGTCAAATACAATACGGGCTGGGTGTTCACCACGAATGGCTGCACCTACACCGGTTGCTCTAATCCATGAACCATTAGTAAAGTGAATAGAATGTTTTGTTCCACGCTTGGGGTCTATTAGATTTCTTAATTGTGGGTGTCGTCTCATATCTTCCCTAATTTCCTCTAACCTACGGTTAGCAAGGTCTTTGCTTGCACTAAACAACCAAGTAGTAAAGGGTTTATCACGCCACTTTTCAAATAAGCAAGACCATAATACCGCTACCCTTAGCGTAGTGGACTTTGAGTGGTCTCGGGGCGCAATAATGCAAACACGATGAACATTATTAGTTCCTCTTTCAGAATACATATCCATCCATTCCTCGATATGGTCTCCCCAAGAATAACCCAACCATTCATAGAAATACTTTGGGTCTCGAGCACTACGCTTTAGGGATAAAGTTTGTGTTGCGCTCATATACTATCACCATACCTAATTACCCGCATTGTTCCACAATAAACCATGCGTTTTTCTTCTTTAGACCATTTTTTACATGATGTATAACGACAATACTTTTCACAACCACACTCGTTACATTTACGGTGCTTATAAAATAATACTCCTTTAGTTACCATGATGCCTCACCGGACTAAATAAACTCCCTATTAAACCTAATTCTTTATCTATGATGTGAGCAGCCAACCCAGCCTTTGCTGTTGTATATCCGGCTCGGTAGTGGTATCGGTCATGTCCGGCTAGTGAAGGCAATTGAATTACTAATCCGCCCTCTAACTCATACAATACTTGGTGGTGTAAATGACCGGTGAACCATATATGGTTTTCGGTTTGACCCCATAATACCCTTTGTTCTTTAGACATTAGCGTAGGTAGTTTTGTCTTTTTAACCGAATCACCATGATTAAAACCTAATAGTGTATTACCATAGGTAGTATAGTGTCTAATTTGTGGATTTAGATTTATGCTAACATCATCAATGCCTTCGTATGCTGCCGATAAATACAACATTAAAGCCAATGTGCTATGTCTATCGTGATTACCAGCCATAAACACAACCTCAACGGGTGCTACTTGTCGTAAAAGGTCTATATGTTCTCGTGCTAATTGACAACCACTAATTAATATCTCAGCAGGCGAACCGCACATATCTTGCGGTGTACCACGAGTTGTTGTTCCTAAGTCGTTATCGACATGGAACCAGTCGCTACCGGAAGCCAAAATTATTTTATCCGGTTGTGCGGGTAGCCACGAGATTATTTCTTGTGTCCTATTCATCAACCTACTCTTTGCTTCTTTGAAATTATATGACTCGCCTACCTCATCAACCCAACCATATTTACCCCAATGAAAGTCAGTTGGCGACATAACTACCGCAAAGGGGGATTTACTTTCCGGTATTCGGAGTTTAGGAACGGTTTTTGGTGCTTTTGTTAGCCCACTCAACATTCCTTTATAAGTATCTTCAAAGTGAAACCACTTTTCAGCTGCTTCTTGTATATCATTCCACTTTCTTTTTTCATACTTTTTGTGTATTTCTCTACGGTTTCTAAGAACAAGGTCTTCGACAAGTTCATCATTGTCGCTTTCCATTACTTGTTCATCTGTATATGGCAACATATCGTGAGTCCAACCATGCTTTCGACGGTATTCATCAAACCAAAGACGGGGAAAGTTAAATTCTCGTGCGATTTGGTTTAGTGTTGCTCCCTTGCTTGTCATATTAGAGTATGATGATTTCATGGCTCGGTGCATATCGCCGGATATTACTAGGTTTTCGCCCGCACATTTTATAAAAGTAATGTATGTATCTGTTTCTTTGTTGTAGTGATATGGTGCTTTGTCATATTCTATTGGCGAATTTTGTTTTTGTACTTCACTATCGACATATTTTAGATAGCGATATAGTAGTGCCTCCCAACCTTTGTGCGACCTATGGGGATATATTCGATGCAATTCTTCCGTTAATTTAGTTTTCATTCCATTTACGGACATTGGGTAGTCGCCAATCAATTCCTCTATTTTATCATAGTCGTCGTGTCGTTCCATTATCTGTCCGTTATAACACACCCACTATAAACATATCCTGATTTCTTTTTATTCTTTTGACCCAACGACAAAAAAATAAATATGTTTCAGTCACCGTTTTTTTAAAATTCTTTATTAATGCTTATAGTATATAGAAAGTTATTATTACAGTACTTATTACAGTATTATTATTCCTAACCCTATAAGAAGAAAAAATAAAAAATAACCAATACCTTCGCAGCATAGCGTTTAATTTATTTGTATATATACAAAAGAATTAATCCAATTCATTCAAATAGACGATGGCATATTTGAACATCATGGCGAAGGAGTCCAGACTACGCAGGTTGTTTAGGAGAAAGCCAGTGGTTGCCACTGAAGTGCCGACTGGTATAGGTGGTAGGAAAGCATCACCAACGGAGGTTTTTGGTGGTCTATCCGATGTATTAAAACAAACTGATGATTTGGGGCGTTCATCACGCTCCCGTTCACAATACGACAATTATGACCAAACATTTGACCTATTCGATAGTATGGTTAGATTAGACCCCGAATTAAACGGTGCTGTGCGTTCTGTTTCATTGACTGCTAATAACTACCACATAGACTACAAAATGGCTAAGAATGCCCGTATTCGTAACGCTATCAAAAAACTAATCCACGATTTAGACTTTGACGATATTCTAATATCGGCTTTGCGTAATTTAATGGTATATGGTAATGACATAAACAAATTGGTAGGAAAAGCGGGTATTGGTATTACCGGCATACAATCCCTACCGGCAAAACAGATAACAATAATGGATAGACGAGTTGATGTTAGAGAATTATCATCATCGGGATATACCGGACACATAACCGAAGATAATCCCGTTATGAGTGGTGAATACTATTTGTTCCGTGAAAACAAGGTTGATACACAGGTGTTTTCAAAAGATGAAATACTACACATAAAGATTGACTACCGTTCCAATTGGTTTAGGGATAGATTAGGTCGCTGGACATACGGTATATGGGGTGCATCACGATTTACCGCACTAAAGCAACCTATTCGTGCAAAATACAATAGCATCAACAATAGGGTAGCATTAGAGGATAGTCTAACTAAACAATTCATTAGTATTGATATGAAAGCGGTTGAACATATACAAGACCCAGCCGAACAAAAAGAAAGGCTAAAGACAATAATGAATGATGTTGCCAAATTATTAGAAACACTTGAAGGCGACCAAATACCAATCTTGCCGGACTATATCAAGATAAACCATGTTGATTTACAAAACGCTATCCCCGACTCATCATCGTTTTTAGACTCGGTTAATGCGGATATTGCAGCTGTACTAAATGTTCCTCGTGTTGCTTCCGGCCAAGAAAAAGGTTCAACATTCGCTGCAACCTACAATGCAAATGTATGGGCGGTATCAGCAATCACAAGACTACAAGGTATATTGGCAGAATCAATACATAAGTTATTTGGCAAGCATTTAGAACTATTAGGAATACCGCATAAGCACGATGATTTACCAATATTAAAATTCCAACCAATAGACGAAGAAACACCACTAAATAGAATGCGTAGGGCAGTCCAAGGATTTGATAGCGGAATACTATCGCTAGAACAATCCCTAAACATTGTTGGTCTATTAGACGATAAAAAACCAAGAAAAGAATCTAAAAAAACTGAGCAAGGAACCATGCCTCGTGAAAATTCATTCGAGAATGAATCTAAACCAAAGAACGACTAAGTTAAAACAAGCAAACATATACAGAAGCAAATATAGGTGGCTAACATGGCAAAAAATGGCAATAGTTTTAATGACAGAATGGTTTCAAGCACAGTAAAGCCAGCAATTTATCTTTGGTTGCTTGCTTGTGGTGCAGTAGTAGGTATGGGTATTTGGAAACCCGATGTAGTTCTACAGAACCTTGATGGGTTCATAGCACTTATCGCAATCATAGGTGGCGTTGCTGGCCCAGCTCTTTCAACTGTATTAAGAATGTGGGAATCCGAACAAACCCAAGAAGTCGATAACATACCAATTGAATTAAAGCATAACCGAGAACTTAAGTCGGCTATGGATGAGCATAGTATTGAATTAGAAAAGGTTGCTCAGAAACACGCAAACGAAATCAAGAAGTCTGCGCAAACACATGACCAAGAAATGGAAAAAATTAAACTTGGTTTAGCGACAGAACTAAAACCAATTGTCAAAAAGAAGTGATTTAAATGAGTAAAGATAAAACGGTAGAGGCTTTGCAGTACGGCAAACCAGGAAAAAGTGACCCACGAAAGACTCCCGCTAAACCAAGTGAGCGTCGTAAAGGTTCTAAGAAAAATAAACCAGGGTCTGCAAAAAAACCTAACAAATCAATTAGTATGAGTAAAGAAACGGAGTCAAGACTTCGCTCAATGATGACTGAACATAACAAAAAAGGTAAAGGTAGCAAAGCATCTATGGGAGCGTTGAAATCTGTCTTTCGTAGGGGTGCTGGTGCTTTTAGCACAAGCCACGCTCCTAATATGTCAAGAAGCGGTTGGGGTATTGCCCGAGCAAAAGCATTCTTATATCTTTTGCGAAACGGAAGACCTTCTAATCCAAACTACAAGCAGGACAACGACCTATTGCCCTCATCCCACCCCCGAGCCTCCGAGCAAGCCGTTGAAGATGAAAGACAACTCAGCATTATCGCAAGCATGGAAACCCTCGAAGCAGCAAAATATGGAGGAAAAACAGTTACTATCAACAAACCTTTCAGAACCCCAGGAGAAAGAAAGAAGTTTGGTGTCTATGTAAAAAACCCAGCCGGTAAAGTGGTTATAGTTAGGTTTGGCGACCCCAACATGGAAATCAAGCGTGATGACCCAAAAAGAAGAAAAAACTTCCGCTCACGCCACCAATGCGATGTTGCCCCTGGCCCAAAAACCAAAGCTCGTTATTGGTCATGCAGAATGTGGGAAGGCGGTAAATCCGTTTCACAACTTACGAAGTAAGGCTTTATTTAATCTCCGGTTCATGGATTGAAACATGGCAGATGTTGAAGCTGGTTATGGTATGGATAAAAAGAAAGACGAAGAAACCGTCAAAGGTGCAGTTCCTAAACCTACATCTGAAGAAACCCACGATGCTTTTATGGCTCGTTGTGTAAAGATGGGTAATAGTGAATCCGTCTGTATGATGGCTCACAAAGGACACAAATTCAAAGACTCCGATGAAAAGGAGGCTGGCTACGGCATGAAAAAGAAAATGGCCTCCGTCGAATACATTATGATGGAGACCAAAGTTAGTGAGGCCGTTGCTATGGTTATGGCTAATGGCGAAACTGTCATTAAAATTAGTGGGATAGCGTTTCACGAAGGTTCAAACAAAAACCGATGGCAAATAACCCGAGCGGGTGCTGATGTAGTAGTAAAACAAATGATTGGTGCAGATTTAACATTGAATCATCCCCCAACAAAAGAAAAGGGCGTTGGTTTTACAAGAAACATGAACGGTGATGTGAACGATGCGGTAGTAGGTATCGTTACTGAAGCAAAGGTTGTTGATTTAGATAATGATAAATACGAAGTACATTATGTTGCCGAAGTAAAAAGAACCGAATTATTCCCTGCATTAGAGTCCGGTCTTTGGACTCGTGGGAACTACGGTGTGTCTATCGGCGGGTATGGAATCCCCATAGCAACTGCCGAAGATGGTAGCATGACTTTTGAATCCGACTTTACTTTCGACCACCTCGCAATAGTGCATAAACCGGCTTACGAAAGGGCAGATATTAACAAAGTGGAGAAGGTAGAGGCCTCGAAAGAGTTCATATACCAGACCGATACTAACGAGAATCAACCGAAGGAAGCGAATATCATGAGCGACGAAACCGACTATGTTGCCGAACTTGAAGACTTGAAGTCTCAATTAGTTTTGGCAAATGCACTACTAGAAGAAAAAGAGGCACAAGAAGCAGCCCTTGCTGAAGAAGCAAGACTAGAACTTGTCAAGAAAGCCAGCGACATTGGGCTAAAAGGCCATGAAGACTTAGGCTCAGACACAATTACAAACCTAATATCATCTTGGGAAGCATCACGCCCCGTTGAAACACCGGTTGTAATGGCAGAAGCAACACCAGCACCAGATAACATGGTGTCCGAAGTTGTTGAAGCATCAACCACAAAAAATGTAGTGGCTAACTTCCTAAATGGCGAAAAGGTTGAAACCGACGCTGAAATTTACGGTAGAGTCTGGAACTCATTAGTAGCATCTTATAACACCGGCAACTTTTCAATGGCCGGAGATGGAAACGCATACACATTCGAGGAAGCTGTTGACAAAGGCTTCCTTAAAATAACAAGAGGTGAATAAATATGGTAGCATTTTCAGGAACAGACCCAAGAAACGCAGTACTAGCAAACAGCGAAGTCATTAGAGGACTTGGCAGATTGTTGGTCAATGATGGAACAACAAACAAATTAGAAACAACCGATAGCGGAGATATTTGCATCGGTGTTTCCGCTGGTGAATCCAGTCGTGATGCAGACCACGCATTCGAGACTTCCGCTGCAACCGTATCATACTTCCCACTAGGGGGAGTACTAATGGTTCAAGCAAAGGCTAACACTGGAACTGATGGAGTTTTTACTACCGGTTGCACAGTTTATGTCGGTGCAAATGGACTAGCAACTGCAACCGCAGGTTCAGATAAGAAACTTGGAATATATGTCGGTGAAGGACACACAACCGGCACATCACTACTCGCTACTGCTAACGATAGCACCGAAACAGAAGGTGAACTTATCCCAGTAATGACAGCAGGAGCAGCAATCGCTTGAGGTGAATAATATGGCAAATAAAACATTAGAAGAAGTACTAAACATAAGCGCAGCATCTGGCCCATTCGGAACTGGAGACGCTGTTATACAACAAGTTATGCGTGATTTCATTCAACTGGAATCCCTAAGACTTGCAATCGGAACAAACCTTGTAGGTGTTAGAAGTGTGCCTTGGCTTGAATACAAGTGGTACACCGCTGGTACAGGCACATTTTCCTACCCAATTGACGACGCAGCTGTTGTTGATGCAACAAAGGTCGGAACTGAATCCTACAATGTTAAATTGGAAAAAGGACAAGGCCGAACTACTTTCCTTGACACCGTGAAACTTCGTGGTGAATCTTTCGAGAACATGGATAGACAACAACTTGCAATCGCTAAGGGTCGTGCCGATGTTATTGACGAGCACATTCTTGACAAACTACTTGCTGGTGCTGGCCAAACTTTGGCTGCTACCGGTGCTGGTTTCAAGGCTGCTGATGGTGACGCTGAAATCGACATTCTAAAGGGTGTTGACCTAATCTTCCAAAATGCTCGTGTCAACGGCAACGAGTCTTTGGCTTTGATTCTTCCTGCAAGCCACAAATCGGCTATGAACTCCACAACCCTTTACGGAAATGTTGTTCAATCTCTAGCAGAAAGATTGTCTGGACAAATTAACCTAAAGGTTTACTACACAAGAGATTCTGACTTTGCATCAACTGCACTATTGATGGTTCCTGGAGCACAAACCGCTGAGCTCTTTACCTACAATGGCCCAGGAGTTACCGAAACCGAGATTACAAGAATGCCTGGTGTTGGGTTTGATTACCTACTAACTTCCTACATGGGCGTTGTTATCCACCAAACCCAAGATGGTTCTGGTGCTGGCGTAACTAACAGAATTGTAAAGATTACCGGTATTTGAGGCGATTTAATTGGCACGAACACTAACACTAAGCAATTCCTATACACTAGGTGCTGGCGATGGGGCTTCGGGCGAATCTCAATCAGTATCATTTAGTGTGTCTTCGGGGTTATCAGCCGTAATAAACGGTTCAGCATTAACCGCCGGAACTGAATATGCTGTTGCAGACTATCTTGGTGCAGGAAACAAAGCAAAAGGAGTTTACTTTGAAAACACTGACTCAACAAACTATTGCACACTAAAGCTCGGAACAGCCACTGGTGGCGGTCAAGTAGCGGATATTAGAGTTAAAGCCGGTGGAACTCTTTGTTTACACGATGATGGAGATGCAATTACCCATATTGGTATAACTGCAAACACAGCAGCAACAACTTTTGTATTAGCATTTTGCGAGTGAGGTGTTCCTATGGGTGTCAACCGCATAGAATTTGTTAAAAACATGTGCGCCGAGCACAACAAAGTTTTACCAGCAAATGATGAAATTCCCCAAACATCAATATCAACTGACCTAAGACGATTCGTATTAGGTCTTGACGATAAACCAATCGTTGAATCAAAGCCAAAGAAAAGTGAAGTGAAGAAAGATGGCAATAAGCAAAAAGACAAGTCTAATAAAGAAACTAAAGAGTAAAGGCATACCTACATTTGGAAACCCAAGTGTTGCCGAACTCGAAAACCGATTAGAGAATTGGAAGCCAGGTCGTGGTTGGTTAGTTAGAAAACTATACCAAAAGAAACTACCCGATGGTTTAGAATTACCCCAAGCCGATGCTATTTGGATTCCCAATAGTGATTTAGCCCATAAATTAATGTGTACTGGTGTTATTGTATTACTTGCAAGAACACTCGAACCTCCTAAAGGCGCAGTGGTTTTGGGGGTATAAAATGACAGTTACTACGGACAACATTAGGGATTTACTAAATAGACCTCGTGGGCTAAACAATGCTACGATTAGTGAATATATTTCTATGCGTACCGAAGAAATAAACAAAAAGGCTCGTGGCGAAGATTATCTAGCATCGGGCTCGGTAAATGCAGTTACTACGGCACAAAAAGAATCAGCAATCAAAGCATTGGTTTGCTTAGACTGTCTTTCCGTATTAATTAACACAATCCCCACATATCACCCCGTAGGAGACCAAAAAGCGGTTGACCAACGGTTTAGAGAACAGATAAAAGCATTTGAAAAGAGAAGCAAAGATTTAGTGGATATGGTAGTAGGCAAAGGTGGAACTGCATTTGTTGTTGATTCAACCAACACAAGACTACCAACGGCAACAAATGAAACCGATGTTATTCGTAATTCGCTTCGTGAAACAAGCCCTTACGAGTGATGAAGCATGGCAGTATTACAGTGGCAAATCCCTTTACCATCTGGTGCTGGAAATTGGTCTGATGTATCAAATTGGATTGACCTAGCCACAAGTTCTCCCCCCACATCTTTAGGCGCAGGTGATACCTATATTGTACTGATTGGTGGTCTTTTTACTAATGGAATAAATTTAGATACTGCTAATTTAGGGCATTTGTATATTGAAACAAGGGGTGCAGACATAAATGTATCTTTAGCATCATATAACGCAAAGTCAATTATATTTGGTAATAAGCTTGGTGGCGGTTGTCCTTTAAAATTAACACAAGCAGCAACAGTTATCGCTATGGATGGAACGCATAGCGCAGTATCCCCTAACTATGGTATGCCGATAGCAATAAACGGCTCGTTATCCTCCACAAGTAGTAATGCGATTTCAACACTAAAATTTACATTAGGGGGTAGCACCCAACACATTTTACCAAGTAGCGGTCAGATGGATTGTGTGATAGAGGTTCTTTCAGGCTCAAGAGCCATTTTAAAATCAAACCCACAAGAAGAAACCATTTGGTCTTCAACTTATCTTCCTGGTGGTTCAGCACTTCCTTTATCAAACCCAAATCGAGCACTAAATAGTTTAAGAATACACCAATTACTTTTACCAACAAATACAACTCAACCGACAGCAGGTGGTAATGAAAGCGCACTTCTTCACAAAGATGGTACTGAGTTTCCACAATACACATTAGAGGTAGGTTATGGTTTAGCATCAAGTTTAGGAATAATCTCGACTAACAATCCCGTACTAGATTTAACGGGTATAAAAGTGGTGTTTTGGTGCGCCAGTTCATTTACTTTACCATGCGATAATCTAAACATTGGTTCTGATATGGTTCAAAACACAAATCCCGATGCTTGCACAACGGTATTATTTGAAGATGTTGAATTAAAATTAGACGAAGCAACCAGTAAGTGCGTTGTTAAATCAGAATTGACATTTAGAGCGGTGTCTTTAACAATCGGTGCTGGGATATTTCTTAAAGGTACAGGTGATGAAACCCATTCTGCACATATAGAATTAATACAAAAGCCGACTATTAGAGGCACATGGAATTTTGAAGAACAAACCGATGGTTTTTACAAAGTAATGGATAAAGCCCCTATCACATCAACAATACACGCAACCCATTGTCATGCTCACATTCTAAAAGAGATACGGGTTGATGGTTACATAAAGGTAAAAGAAAGAGCGACAGCCCCAAATAGCGTAGCCGGTTTTGGTATGTTTTGGGTTGATGATGCTGCCCCAAATACACCTATGTTTACTGACGATACCGGAACATCACATAATCTATTATCCGGTGGCGGTGGAGGTTCAACATTAGCATTTAAAACAATAGCCGTAGCAGGACAAAGTGATGTAGTAGCAGACACAACAACAGATACATTGACATTGGTAGCCGGTTCTAACATGACACTCACAACAAACGCAAGCAGTGATACAATTACTTTTGCATCAGCAGGTGGTGGAGGAGGGTCAAGTACATTTACGGGTCTAACCGATACACCAGCAAACTATACGGCATCGGCAGGCAAAGTAGTCGCAGTTAATGCTTCTGCTAACGCACTTGAGTTTATAACGGCTGGTATTCAAGGCATATCAATAAAAGATGAAACTGCAGTAGTTACAGGTATTGCATCTCCTTTTGGAAGTATTGACTTTCAAGGTGCAGGAGTAACTGCTACTTCACCAAGCGCAGGTAATGTCATAGTAACAATACCAGGCGGTGGAGGAGGAGGTGGTGGTGGTTATCCTCTATTTGCACACGACGAGCAACCTTCGGCTAATAATTTTTCTCCATTTAGAAAACTACAAGATGGCGATACAATAGAAATAGGGGTATCAACGGGTGGAACTCATAATAAAGATGTATCAGTATTTACTCCTAAAACAACAAACGATATTTCGGTAAACACAGATGTTATTACTGCAAATAGAATAGGAGCAGTAGGAACAAATACAGGCCGTGAATATATTTTTTACGGTCAAGTGGGAAATTATGAAAATACAAATATAACAAAATACAGGTTAGACACGGCAAGTAATATGGGTGGTGTGCCGACCTTTTTTGTTAGAAGTATGAGCGTTGTTAATGTAGGCGGTGTTACTCCTGTTAGTAGTGAAATTATAATTATTGGGTTAGAAAATATAAGTAATGTTAGAGTGTTAGATGCCGGAGTTCACGACATAAAACCTGCTGATTTATCACAAGAAGAACCCGAACCAGGAGAAGACTCAGACCCTTGCAGACTATTGTTAATTTGCGACCATCAAGTGCATTTAATTCAAAATCCAATCACTAAAGAGCCACAATTGATTCCTAACTACGGCTTTACCACTAAAGACATAACAGGTGGAGGCAAGAAGGGCGGAGGTAGATAAAATGACGAGATGTAAATTATTAGATGAATGGTTTAACGCTAAATCAAAAGAATTAGATGAGGCCGAAAGCGAACAAAAGAAAGATTTGATTACAGGTGATAAAAAATGAAAAGACAAGGAAAAATAGTTTTCGTTCCGGCGGAACGGTGTTTTGCGAATATACTAATAGAAGAAACTAAATATGGGTACAAACTTTATAGGAGCGATAGTCCTACGCACTTCACAGTCATACCTCACTCTATGGTGAGAGCAATAGAATATAAAGATTAGGTGAGAAAATGGAAATAGAAATGATAGTATTGTATATTTGTATAGCAGCTGGATTAGGTTTAGGAGCATACAAATACTACAAAAAATTGATGGCTGATGGAAAAATCACACTCGATGAAGTTTTAGATTTGGTTGACGATGTAAAAGATGCCGTAGAGGATTTACCGTCTTTAAGTAAAATCAAAAAAATGAAGAAAGACGAGTTAATTGGGCTTTGTAAAGATAACGGATTAGAAGTTAGCGGAACAAAAGCAGACCTAATTAGCCGTTTGGAAGAAATACAAAAGGCAGTTGAATGAAATATGACCCAAGAAAGATTTGATTCAATCGAAGAGCGTTTGGTCTTACTTGAACAAGCCGTTTTTGAATTATCCACTATGGCTAAATACCTAAAGTATGCTGCGATTGCACTATTCGCATCCCTTGGCGTTGATGTTCAGGGGGCTATGTGATGGTATATTATTGCTCAGTAGCCGATGTTGGTTCTCGTTTAGGTTTAGATTCAGCACAAAGAAGTCGTGCATCATCCCGCCTAACAAATGCTATTCGTAGGGCTTCAATAGATATAGACCAAGAATTTTTATCTTATGGTAGGGCTACACCAAGTAGAGAAATAGCCGAAAACACTTTGAACGGTGGCGTTGCAGCAGGTGCTACAACAATTACACTAACAAGTGGAACATCATTTTCAAATGCCGGTAATGGAAACATTGACGGAGATTCCTTTGCTTGGACAGGCAAATCAACAAATGATTTAACAGGTGTTACTGGTATATCATTCGACCACTCAACAGGAGTATCAGTACAGGAAGGCGAGTTTGCTCATGTTTTGCGTGAGATTTGTGGTGATTTATCGGCTGCATATTATCTAGAGGATGAGTCGGTATTTCAAGAAGGTATGTCATTTGAAAACGGCGGTATGCGTTCAAATGTGCTCCGTGAGCGTGGATTAACAAACTTGCGTCGTGTTGCACATTTGGGAAGTGTTGATTAATGGATTCTATTTACGGTAATTTTAGAATAGAATTGCTTTTTAAACATAGCGAGTTAGAAAATGCTTGGGGTTCGCCATTACCTACCGCAAGCGAAAAGGGTTATCCAAAGATATTCGATAGAATGGTTCATTGGGTATTGTTTGCCGATGAAACCGCAATAGCATATACATGTTCCCTATTGATGCCCGACAAAGCCTATGCGTTGGTAGGAAACACCTATGTTCGCAAAGAATGGCGAAGCAAAGGGCTACACACCCATTTATTAAATGAAAGAAACAAATCACAGCACCTATATGGTGTACCACTAATCACCGTTTTAAATCCCATAGAAAAGACCGATATAGATAATCTTGTAAAGGTTGTATCTAAACTCGGGTACGAAAGAATCAACGAGTATTTAGATGTGGCTGACATTATGCCCTTACCCTCATATACTAAATTGGATTTAAAAGAGCATCAAGAATTGTGGAGGTTGAACTATGGCTCGTGATTTTAGGTTCGGCGGTGCTGGTGGTTGGAATATCGTTGGTAGCATTAATACTAAATCGGGTTCAACCGGCTTTGGGTTTACGGCTCGTATGAGCGACATACAACTTAGGGCTTTTATGCAAGACATAAAAGAAAGATTCCCAAAAGAAATGCAACAAATCATCACACAATCATTAGGGCAAGGTATGCGTTGGGCTCGTGAAGATGGGGCAGATAAATTTAAAAGAACTGGCGCAAAGCCATACCAAATTATAGCCGACTCGTTACGAATGAAAGTATTAGACGATGGAGATGCAGGGGGTAGAGTTTTTGTATCACCCGAAGGAACTGGGCCAATTGGTTCTCGTGGTGCAAAGTTAGCCCATTTATTTTCACAAGATATTGCGCCTTGGGATTATGGGTTTGATTTTAATACAGAAGGAAAACCGTTTGTCGTTGATTCGTCACAATTTAAAAGCAGTATTAGACCAGGTTTGTTTTTGTTAGATGACCCTGATAAAAAGTTTCCTGGTATTGGTGCATTTCGAGCACCCTACGGTGGCCTTGTAAAGTATGCTTGGCCTGACGACATGAAATTTTATACCGAGTATGTATTAGAACAAAAACTCCGTGAATGGATTAACAGCACATTTAAACAAAAAGGAACAGTACCAATGAAGAACATGGGTGGTTATTAATGGCGATAGCAGATAAAACAACATATTGGAAATTAAAATCAGATGGTTCAAGCGACCCATCAGTAAATACAAATCCCGAATTATACGCATGGACTTTAACAGGTGTTGGTGGTTCATCGGTAAATAACGAATGGGTAATTACTAATCAAACCGTTAGTTATACGCCAACATCAACAGAATACACTATATGGGCTGTTATCAAATACATCACTACGCCCCTAAATGGCACTACTCTTTTGCGCCTACACAACGGTTCACAATATGTCAATGTAGTATCAAAGGGGAATGACACATCGTTAGGTCTTGATGGTAATACCGACGCAGTATTTACTGGTTTAGATTTAAAAAACGATTACACAATAGTTAGATTAACATTAGATAGTTCCGGTAATGCTCGAATGTATGTTCACGATATAATAGAAGATGATGACGCTACTACATCTTATTTAAGTGTAGTACCTATAACTGCGGTAGGAACAAAATCAATACAATTTATGAATGATTCCGGCTCGGTTAGTTTTGCGAATGTATTAGGTTGCGACCAAGGGGCTTTTTCACCCGACGAGTTATCCCCTAGTCAATTCATAAATGATGCTTTCCATAGGGTAGGTCTAAAGGTTGTTGAAACACTACAAAACTCTAATCGACCATTTTTAAAGAATGTTGTTGATGACTCAGCAATAATTTACGGATATGATATAAGCCAAAGCATGATTTCCCGACTTCCCGCACCTTCAATCTATGTATTACAAAGACAAGTTGCATCGGAGGCTTTAGATGTATTAGGTGGTCATGGTCTTACTACTATTGCACAATTGCAAGTATTTATATTAACTCGTGGAACAAATTATAAGAATGCGTATCGTTATTGTCTTGATATTACCGGTGATGTATTTGACGAGATTATGACTAATTTAGGTTTAGATGCAAACCAAGATGCCATATTGGGGTATGAATTAACACTAGATAATAAGATGGATGACGGAGAAACTGTGTGCGTTCACAAACTATCATTCGACACAATGAGGCGACACCATTTACAAAGGAGATGAGTTCATATAGTCGCCCATTAATAGCAGACATTAAAGGGGTTATTTATTATGGCTTATACAATTGGTTCAGCAAATAGAGGCGCAGTCATTAGACAACAAACATCATTTGGCACTGTAGGTAGCGGAAGCACATTCTTTGGTGCAATAGACGACGAATCACTATCAACCACATTTGATACCAATATGCGTGGAGATATGACCCGTTACGGCGCATCAAAGTCAAAGACCGGCAAAAGATATTCCGAAGGTGGAATAAACATGGCTTTAGACGATTCACAATTCTGCGCACTATTACTAAAGGGCATTTTTCCAAAGGTAGCAACAACCGGTGGAGGAGACCCATACACTCACGCCATGACTGAAATTAATCACGACCAAGGAAGAGCTGGTGCCGAATCATTCCCTGTATTCCAATTAATTATTGTCCGTGATGAAAAGCAACATTCCTATTCATCCATGAGCGTCAACCGTGTATCTATCAAAGGTAGCGTTGGTGAGTATGTAATGCTAAGTGCAGACTTTGTAGGAAAGGCTGAGGGAGATGACTCAGTAACTTCACCAGATGCAATTGCCACCGAATCAACATTAGCCGTAGGTGCAACCGAACCAGTACACTTCCAAAGCGCAAGTGTAGCATTTAAAAATTCTTCAGCATCTTTGCAAGTAAAGTCGGTTGATATTGAGTTTAACCTAAACCGTGATGTTGATGCTTCCTTTGCATTAGGAAACGAAACATGCGTTAGAGAAGCACCACCACAACTTAGGGAAATAACAGGTTCCGTCGAGTTTATCAAGCCTATTCATAGCACATCATTAAATGAACCACTATTCGGTGATATGATTGATGGCGGAGCAAACACCATCTACCAACCTGGTTCAAGCAACCCAGCAATTACACTAACATTTACCTCTACGGCAAACCATGACTTTGTAATCAAAGTATATCATGTTCAATGGGATGCACCGTCTATGAATGTATCAGGTAGAGATACACAAACAATGTCATTAGGGTTTACAGCACTATTTGATGAAACAAAGAAGGCTATGGCAACACTTGATGTTAGAAACGCAGCTTCATCATTGTGAGGTGATTAAATGAGCCACACCATTACCGACAAGTCCAAACTAAAGGTTGTTCAAGTCGAAGGTGATTTAGCAACAATTGATGCAAACCTACAAACTGCACTTCAAGGTAGTCTTTTTGCTAACGGTGATAAGATTATTGATATTAGCATAGTAAAGAACAAACACAATAACAGATTAGTGGCTTACATAACATTTGAAGACCAATGATTTCATATACTCCAGCGCAAGTAAGGACAATTAAAGGGGAAAGATAACATGCCGTACAACCGATACCTAAATGGCGTAATACGCAGCGAACACCATGCACACGGACTATCACGAGAAATAACTGTAGAGTATGACTTTGCAGACCTCGAAGGTGCTGTGGGTGCAGTAACTCTAACCGATGTAAATAACAATGCGGTTTCAATCCCTGATAACGCAATCATTACAAGTGTTGTTTATGAAGAAATTACACCTATGACCTCCGGTGGCTCAGCAACCGTTGCTTTGGGTATTACCGGAAACACAGACGCATTCATAGCAGCAACTGCTTTTAATAACGCAGCCTTTACCGCTGATGTTAGCACAAAAGAAAACGAAGTACCACTAAAGACAAGCGCATCTGTATCTGTGTTGGCAACAATCGCCACAGCTGCATTAACCGCAGGTAAATTTAGATTACACATATCTTATATCAACGGAGCTTGATTCTAAATGGATGAGTTTACCGATGCACACGGAGTTTGGCGAGTAGATAAGGTATTGCCAAACGGTGCAAAAAGGTATGTTTTGGCTGAGCCAGTAGTAAAAGAAAAGAAAAGTAAAGGAAAAGTGAAGAAGAATGCCAGTACTAAAAAAGGAAATTGAACTAAACGATGGAACAAAAATCTGGGTGCGCCAAGCTTCTGGGTTAGAAAAAATCAAAATAGAAAGCGTACAAGCGAAAGCAGTTAGACGATGCCGTGACTTCGGAAACCCCGAAGATTGGACTATCGAGCAAAACGAAAAGTTTTTGGAAATTATAGAAGAACTTGGTGGTTCTTTAGAAAACCAAATGACCGAGTGGATTCCTAAGTGTATATTGACTGAAGGTTTTGATTACAATTTATTAACATCAGAAGAAGCTCGTGATATTCTCGGATTTGTTCGAGGGGATAATGGTGAGGGTGCTATCCCTTTGGGGTCTTCAGCCGAGTAGCCCCGCTTTTAAGTAGTGCATTTAAAGGAACCTTGCCCTCCGACCTATACGAGAAGTATCACGGTATGGGCGGGCGAGCACGAATGGAATTTGACTTAGAAATGGCTTCGGAAATTTCAAGACAAATAGCCAACTCACAAAACAAATCCAAAAACGAGCCTCGTGGTGGAATAAAGGGCGTAGTAGCCCGTAGGAATCAATTGCGAAAGCAAGCATCACAAAACGCTATTTCCGATGAGCAAGCGGTAAATATGCTTACGGGTATGGAGTAACTTATAGGGGGTGTATGAGTGGCAAAGGTAGGTGGCCCCCGAGTTTTCTTCGACATTGTAGGTGTCTTTAATGCTACCAACATGCTTAAAGACATGGATGCTAAGATGACTGTTGTAGAGTCAATTGTCTTAGACTCTATGGATGCTATTATGGGCTCGTTTGCTGGAATATCTGAAGTTATAACGCAGATAACCGAAACAACAGTACCACTCGCACAATCCCTATCGGAAGCCACTATTGAGTTTGAAAAATTCGCTGGTGTCAACAAAGAATTAGCAGCCGGTATTATTGAGACGGGTATGGGCTTTGGTTTTACCGCCGAAGAATCCCTAGCAGCGGGTGCAAAGATGGCACAATTAACCGCTTTAATTGGTGAATCATCTGTCGGTGCTGCTACTGAAATGGGTCAAACTTTTGCGTTGATTTCCGGTATGGGAACAACGGAGGCTATGACCCGTATGATTAACATGCACCAACAAACTGGGTTTATGTACGGTCATTTAACAAAAGCCCAATTCGATTTGATGACAGCGGAACAACAAGCAAACCATGTTCGTGTAAATACTATTGAGATATTAGACCAACTTAACACTGTTGAAAATCGTTCAGCTGCATCAATGAAACAAATAACCTTTGTTATGAATCAGTTTGCATCACAGGCTCACCAAACCGGCGAGTCTATTGCTCACATGGCTGCTATGTCTGCGGTTTTGATTGAGTCTGGTGAAGAACAAGGTAAGGCTGGTAGGGCTTTGCGTATGATTTATGCACGATTAGGTGCTGATACAAGTGGGGCTAGTACGGAATTAAATAAGTTGGGGATAGAAACTCATACTGCTAGTGGTGCTTTGCGCCCATTATCGTCTATTGTAGAGGATTTATCCAGCAAATTCTCTACATTAAGCGACGAAGAAAGGCAGCGTATTGTTCAGACCGTAGCCGGAAACGACCACTATGTTAGATTTATTAAACTAATTCAAAACCAAGAACGAATGTCAGAATTAGCAACAGACGCTATTGTTGACCAGGCTACCGCCTCGGAAGAATTAAACCGTGTTTTAGAAGACCAATCAACTGCTTTAAAAGAAGCACAGGCCGAAATGCAGCATAACCAAGCACTATTGGGTCAAGCACTTGTTCCTGCATATACAAGGGCTACCGAAATTCAAGCACAGTTTACACTAGGCTTAGCGCAATTATCAGAAACAGGATTTGGGAATGCTGTTGCTACCGGATTAATAACACTACAAAGATACGCACAAATTTTAGGTGGTGTCTTTGACATGTATTTGAACATGAAGTCTGTGAATATCGCTATGCGAACACACACGGCTATTCTGCGGGCTATAAACGGCGAAGAATTGGTCAGAACCGATACGCATAGGCAAAGAAACACTTTAGCCACCGCTACTATTGCTAATGATGAAATTATTGCCGGATTACAAGAAAAGATATTATTAGCAAAACTAAGAATTACTGAGTATGATAATATATACGGACACAATTCACAAATGCGAGTTAGGCTTGAACAACAATTAGCCTATGAAACCGAAAGAGTGGGGGTTTTAATTGCTGAAAGAAATACTTTACACCAAACAGAAATGCAAAGTCGAACCAAAATGAGTATGTTAGCACTTGAGTTAGAGTCAATTGAAACTAACGCCTATGTTAATACCATTCAAAGAACAAAGGTACAAGGAATGGCGCAAGCGCATTTGGGTCAACAACAAATAGCGAATATGATTGCAGTCAATGCTCAATTAGAAGTTGAATTGGTTGCTACAGGAAGAAGGATTCAAGAAGGTAAAATTTTAATCAACCAAGAATTGCACAAACATGCCATAGAGTTAGCAAAAATAGAAGCTCAAGATACACAATTGATGAATGCTAAAATAGAATTGGAGCAGGCAAGAAAAATGGGCTTAATGGCAGCAAACCATGTTGACCTTGAAGAAGAAGTCAACCGCCAGTTGCAGGAAAACATGGTGAGAAGGGCAGGGATAATAAGATTAACGGAACTCCATGATGGCTACAATAGCATTTTGATAAGCCAAGATAAAGAAAGGAATAAAGCAGCAGCAACAATGTTATCCAGAAATGAAGCACTATTAGATGTTAATTATATGTTAGTGCAATTAACTGAAACCGAAGCTTCTAGAAAATCCCGAATTGCAGCAATAGATGAAGAATTAGTAATGACTTTGCGAGCACAAGGTATTTTGAAAGAACAACTTGGTTTCTTAACCCAAGAAGAAATAGCAACTTTACCCGTATTAATAGGACAAAAAGCACAACTTACCGAAGCAGAAAAAGCACAAAACATGGCCGAAATACAAAGAATAATTGCTCGAAGGCAATTAAACGCCGAAGGTCTTAGGACACTACCTCTTTTAAGCGCACAATCCCAAGCACTAACAAAATTTTCTATGGCAGCGGGTATGGCTTCTATGTCCGTACAAGTTCTTGCTGGCGTGTTTGGGTTTGACGAAGAAAGAAGCATGAGAGTATCTATGATGTTGATGACACTAAGCATGATTCCTGCTATGGCTCAAATGGCTCAAATGACTGTTGGTATGACCAGTGCTGGATTAGCAGCACAAGGGGCAGCAACCGCAACAAACAAATTTAATATGGCTTTGAAAGGAATAGGTATAGGTATCGCTATTGCTGGTGTTGTATATTTATTTGATATAATTACTGGCATGGGTAAAAAGGCTAGTGATGAGGTTGATGAACTCAACGATAGCCTAATGCTAACCGATAAATTACTAAGCGATATGACTCATGAAGAAGCAACAGGTCTTGGTGTTCCCACAACACTTGTTGACACATTAGGTAGCACCATTGACCTTACCACAATGAATGTGACCGAACTAAGAAATGCAATATCCTCGGCTGAAAGTGAAATAGATAATATTGACACTAAGGTAAGTGAATTAGGAAGTGACCATCCAGGAATCCCAACACTGCTAGATGAAAAGGGAGAATTAGAAAAAATGATTGGTTCTTTAGACCAAGCATTAGCATTAGAAATATCTTTACAATATCAAGGACTTGATGTTAATAGCACTTTTGCAAGGAAAAAAGTACTGCGTGATTTAGAAGCTGGTTTATTTTCTGGCGATGGTGCGCCTGACAATTTTGCAAGGACACTCGTTCCTGGTATTGAGTATGTACCATTAGATACCGCAACAGGTACAGAATATATAGAAATTGATACGATGGTGCATGCCTACAAAGACTTAGATGAAACTATTGCTGGTCTTGCCGATGGTAGTATTCGGTATAACGAAATAAACGAAGAAGGTCTTGCCTTTTTGTCTGCACTCGCAGAAAGTGGTTCATATTTGGCTGACAACTTCGGATATGCTGCAGAAGTAATTGTTGAAGACACAGAAGAAATCGGCTCAACATTTACCGAGGCTGAAGAAAAGATGCGAGCCTTTGCTAACGCTCGTGAAGAATTATTCTTTGGTGGCAAATCCCAATACATGTCCGGCGAAATGATGAAGCAAGTAGTTAATAAGGGTGTTGAAAATTTGTATTCTAATGTGGAGTTATTAATGACTAATAACTTTTATGGATTGACATTTGATGAGGCAGTAAATGAGATTAGTAATAGGATAACCGACCAATTAATTAGTCAGGGTGTTCCTTTGAATAGTAGTTAGGTGAGTAAATGACAAGAAGTATAGAAAATAGTAAGTATTCGGCATGGTTAGTAGGATATTATGATGATTGGATAGGTACACAATGTATCGCTGATGATTCTAATGTTCACGATACAAAGCACAATCACGCTAATACACACGCTGGTAATCCGTGTAATGGTGAGGCACCTTTAAATCCCCTGTATAGATTTAGCACAATAGAAAGACAAGAAGCACTATCATTTGCTTCTGGTAGTGGTGCTTTAAGTGAAGCATTACCGGTAAGGTCATGGATGGGTGATTTCTCGCTAAACAACCAATTCTCTATTTTACACAACCAAGGAATACATGATTACATTACAAAAGACACAAACCGATTATTAGGTGGTTGTTTTTATGAAGGAAAGGCTATACCACGAGCACCACAAACATTTTTTCACCAAAATAGAATAAACTTGGGTAGGTTGACCTCAAGCACCTATAACGATGGCGACTTAGAAAATGCTACCACAATAACAAATGGTGTTGGTTTTATGTGGATAAACAACGCACGAAGTACCAATGGTAAGTATTGGATTCCTGCAGACAATGATGGTTCTTATATAAGAAAGAGTACCAAAGATGTATCAGCCACCGAAACCGGTTACCTTAGTAATACAATAAAACATAGTGAGGCGGGCAGTCATCTTAGTTATACAATATTAACTGCGGGGCGTAATGAAAGAAATGCCTATCTTACAGGAATGTTTCAATGGCAAGCCATGCACCAAGATGCGGGGGCGGTTGACAAAAGAGATGCGGTGGGTCAAGAAATAACATCGTTAGGTGGCAAGCCATTTATGGTGTTTGATATTAAAAACTACGCACGAAATAGGGCTGATTTTGCAGGAGCTGAAATACCAATTATAGCATACGACGGAACACTAAATGCAACCGGAGATGAAGATGTTTTTCATATTAGAATGTGCGAACAATCCCTATTTGGTGGCAGATTTGGTGGTGGTGCAACAATAACTGGGGCTACACTAAATCAAACCTATGCCCCAAAACTATTATTAAATATAGGTTATTTGCATTCAGATGCTACATATTCATCAGCCGGTATAACCGCTACAAATCCCGCTATTACCGTTATGATAGATAGATATGCTATGGATATAACTGATGCTTTTGCTAATTATAGCCACTTAGCAACAGGATTATCTAATAATGCTGGTGTAGTTCCCAAAAATTTAGAATACCATTTTTGTCTCAATAAAATAGGAACACTGAGCGGTACTACCAAAGAAGATAAAATGAACAATCTTTGGTATGATATTGATGTAAAGTGCAATTTTACTACACAAAAATACCAAGTTTATGTGAACGGTGTTGCTTATGGTGCTTTAACTGCTTTTCAATCAAAACCAGGTGGTGGAGCATGGTCAGCAACCGATTTTTACGGTTGGAGTTTAGTGCAAGCCAGGGTTTCTCATACAGGGCTAAGTAGCGAAAGTTTTGTTGGTACTGAAGGTTGTTATTGGAATCACATAGTTATGATTGATAGAGTTGCCTTTGGAAAATATGTTACTCACCCACTAACAGGTGAAACACCACTATTAAATAAAGTATCAACAATTATGACAAGCAATTCCCTATCATCAATGCGTGTTGATATTTACGACGATTCTGATGTATTGAATCTTTATCCCCTAATTAGTGGTGTGGCAAATTCTGATTATCACTTTTTGTTATTTAGAAACGGACAAGATAGACCTATACTAAACGGTATATTGAATAACATTAGTATTAAACAACAGATGAAACAACAAACAAAGGTAATAGAGCTGGCTATTAGCGACCCCGCTAAATTATTGGATAAAACACTACCTGTTTTCGATTTAGGGCAAACAACACTAACCAGTGATTTAGATGTAGCAGCGGGGCTACGGGGGGGCGCAGAATCGTTGCAGGATGCACTTTATTTTGGAACGGCAAAACTATTAGTTCGTGATGATAACATAGGTGGTGATTCTAACTCTAATGCTTCACTAAGTTTTATGCCTACACAAGACCAAAGAACATGTTTAGATTCGGCACACCCTATCCAGTTGTATAATAATGAGGAGACAATCGGGCCAAATTACCCCGAATACCAGTGGCTCGGTAAAAAAGCAAAGGTGATTCACCCACTTAAGCATAACCCAGGTTCCGGTATGGTTATTTCATCATCAGTTACTGCCGTTGCTATTGATGCTAACGATGGAACAGTAGTATGGGATTTGTCTGGTTCGCAAGCACCGGAAGGTTTGCAGACCGGCGATACAATAAACATTTTTGGAAGTGTGGTTAGCGATTGTACTAACCAAGCAGTCACACAACATAGCGGTCAACAAGCAGCCGATGTGGCAGCAAATAACTTTTGTATTACTAAAGCACCACCAGGATTTAATGCTACATCAGATGCTTACATTCGCTGGCAACATGGCACTGCAGAAAAAGTTTGTATTAGATTAACTTCGGGTTCATACTCCCAAACACCATCATACACACAAGCCACTCATGTAGTAGTAAAAAGAACAGATACGGCACTTAGCCAACATGACAATACGCCATATAAAATACTAAATTCTGGTTATGGTAGTGGTGCTGATGCCTATAACTTTTACATTTGGATTGATGCGGATTGGACAAGTTTTACAGGCAAAGCAACCACTTTTGTAGGAAATGCAACACCGATAGGTTGTACTTCGACAAGCAACCAGTCTAGAGTATATTGGAGTAATGGGTATGTTGATTTGCATACTGCTGACGCATCTAAAAGCACAGTAACCACTTTTAATAATGTAGCACCTTGGAGTACACCAAGTGTTAAAAATCGTGCAGCACAAGCCGTTTGGTTGCGTGATTTGCCTAAATCACTTTGGTTTCAAAAGATGTTCGGAAGAATTGCGGAAACACCAGACGCAACGGGAACACTACAAACACCTTACCCAGTCAACACATACACAGGCTCCGGCTTTCATACAACTGGGGTATTAACAACCATAGATTATAACGATGTTTCAGCTGATATTCGCACCGGAGGCGGTGTAGCAGAATTAGTACACCCTAATGGTGAAGTCGATTCATTTTGTTTTGGTAATGTTTCAAATGCTTCAGGTAAAGCCCAATTAAACAATTGTAAATTTATAACTCATAATTACCAAACTAATTTTACTATGGGTGGCACTGCCCCAACAATCAACATTAGAACAATTAGTGATGATTACAAACACATTTGGGTGCTTTGGGCTGACATGAGAAACGATGGTACTGCTGATGCTGACGGTGGAGAAAGAGATACAAAGTTTGGCTTACTTTACCCTACACCAGATAATTATAGCGTATCACTACAATATACTGACCAAGTGGATATAGAGGGTAATGCTGTGGATTTTGTTGATTTAAAGGTGGGTTACGATTGTGATATTTGGGAATTAAGCTCGAAACAAGAACCATATAGCGAAGATGCCTGGAGCACTTTGGGTTCTAATAGCCACTTTGAACCGTCATTCCACAATTGGGATAGGAAGGCTGGTGCATTTTTGGTGTTTGATTTTTCTAAGTTTTTTAATCTAAACACCGAAGCAAACGGTGGTAAATGTAACCAAATAGCCGGAAGAAGAAAAACCTTGGGCGACTTAGTTATTGATACCGAAGGACACCCCGCTTTAATAGATGATTATTGGCAAGAAGTTATAGCATCACCAAAGAACTTAGGATTAGCACGAACAGATATTACTAATCATCCCAATTGGTATAGATTCTTTAGTGCAGGCTCAAATTTAGCACCAAATGTAGGAACTTCAAATACTAATGCTGGTTCAACGACATTAAAATTAGATGACACAAGCGAGTTTCCATCCGAAGGTATAGGGATGATAGAATTAGAAAGAGACTCCACACAAGGGGGTACAAAGGAAAGAAACCTATTATTCTTTTTATGGTTTGGTAATAATACCAGTACTAATACCTTATCCGATGTAACAAGTTTTGATTTAGACGAAACAACATTAACTCAAGACCAAATCCAAACACAAATGTTTCAAAGGCTTCTTGGATTTACTAATTCGGCTGCTGGTGTAACGGCTTCGGGTTTGAACCAAAAACTAATTTACAATGACACTATAAATAATATCACCACTGGTTATGATAAAATCGTTGCATATTCTTCCCTTAGTGCGCCTTTCGCTTTACGATTTATGATGAAACTAAATGGTTATGTAGAGTCAAAAGACAATGGCAACTGGTATATCCATGACGCACTTAGAAGCATGATGACGCTTGCTAATACACACCACCCACTATCTCTATTTAGATTACCAGTAACATTTAGCAAAGTAAATATACCAATAACAAGAAGAATGACGACTACACAAACTACAGTATCTATTGCATCACGACATTACCGTGTTTCTTCGGGTAGTGTTTTGGATTGGGATAACTTCGGAGGTGTTGTTGATATGCGAGGCAAATCCTTACTACAAGCGGTTGTTGAAATAACAGAAAAAACTCGGGTAGGCGAACAAGGCTCATCGACTATTTTTACCTATACTACCGGTAAAGATGGTAAGTTAGATATAAGGCCAGCATACTCGTCTGGTTTTGTTTTTAATAGAAATAATCTTAGTTTATCTAACATTTCTGGTTCTCCAACCGTATCTATTTCAAATGTTAGAGTGTTTTATAACAACGGTGCATCATTTGTTGATTTCCCTGCGGGAATATCAGGAACCGAATCAAAGTGGAAGTTTGTTGATGTTCCTACGGTTAGGTCAGATAAAGAGGCATCACAAATAGCAAAAAGAACCTATGAACAATCAAAAGAATCTAATATAAAAATAGAAGCGGAGTTCGTTACACAGGCTACCGAAACAGACAAAATGCTTTATAATGCTCGCTTTGGGTACATAGCAGACCCTGCCTTTAGAACAAGCTCTCCCGTTTTAAAAGGAGCTCAAACTTGGACTTCATGGTATAACGGTGCTCATTATAGCGGAATACAAAACAGATTAGATGGAAACCTTACTTGGAATGGTTATGGTACTGCTAATGTATATAACAAAAGGTCGTATGGAAAAGAAGTTACAAATTATTCGTCTGACCCACAAAATCATTTTGGTGGTGCTTGTATATTCCCTACCGGTGATGTTGCTCCAGAGCAAAACTATGGTTGGATTGGCGATAAATCCGTTACAAATGCGGTAGAGATAGTGCATATACCAAAGGGAATGCCAAAGGTTAGTGATGCACACGGCCATGAACTTAGGGTTAGTATTCAATTGGCTGATTACTACGAAGTTTCCGATGGTTTAGACATAGAAGATATGGAGTTTTTCCTTACTTTAGCCGATGTTGACCCTACATTTACGGCTGGCGCAACAACGGTAGGAAGTGCCGTTTCTAATACTTTCCAACCAATAACAATTGCCGAGAATTATCCCGATGTTAAACACCTACAGTTTAAGCATAGTGGTTTTCATGAGATTGAAATACCGGCAGGATATTGGTCTGGTGCAACCGGTAATGAAAGAATCGTAGTTTCTATTGATTGTGAATATCTAAGGGCATGTCTAAGACATAGAATGGGTAGTGCGATAGGTTCGCCAAAGTGGGGTAACGCCGTACAAATTCCTGGTGCTCCTAACATTGGAACTGTTGATAGTGGTTCATGTTTCCCTATGGGTGCAAGAACTCAACCAAATATCCCTGTGGGTCAAGATGCACCTTGGTATCACGCCCCAAGAATAATTATCGTTGATGATTTAAATTTCTATCCATCAACAAAAGTTACTTTTGAAGACGCATCTCTGGGCATTACCTCAGCAACTCCATTTTCGATAAATCAGGTAAAGTGGAATGCAAACGAAAGAACTCACGATTCAGTTAGATTAACATTAGAAAAGGATGAGTCAAAGGGATTAGGGGGTCTTGCGTCATATATATTGCCGGAAATAAACAAAGGAAGAACTCCAGGAACTATACCTACCAAACCTACACCACCACCTCGAACCGGTGGCGGAGGAGGCGGGGGCGGAGATAGCGGTTATAGACCAACCATACCACCGCAAGTTGGGCCAGTAGGAACACCTTATACTAACCCATACCAAACCCAGGAAGTAGGAAATACACCAATAGGAAATAACCCCGAGGGCATTAGGAATCAGCCTGGTGCGGGCGTTGATGCTGGAACCACTACGATTAGCGGGCAATTGCTTTCACAAGCAAATGTTGGTATAAACAATACAACGGCTGATTTAATTAAAAGGGCTACCGGAAACATGGACTTTCACGGACAGTTCGGCAATAAAGATGGGGAATTTTCTATACTAGGCCAAAAGAAAAAGGGTGCTCCGGCACAAACCACTAGAGAACTAGATGGTATTGATTGTGTTTGGGATAAAAATAGGGGCGCAGTATTTTCGAGTGAGGGTGCGGTTTTCCCTGGTATTACCAGTGAAGACGGTAGCGCAGTAGGACAAGTACATACCCATTCTCTATCGGCCACAGTTCCTAGTGATGTTATAGGTAAAAAGATTGTATTAGAAGGCCGTATTAGTATGTCGGGGATGGCAGGTGGTACAGCAAACGGAGCATCGTTACTTGTAAAATTAGAGTGTAAAGAAACAGGAAGTTCAGTTAGTAAATTAGTACCGATATACGCATCAACAAATGAAGATGAAAATGCTTTTATCAATATGACTTTGTTAAGTTGTGAATTGGATGGTGCAAATGTCGAGGGAAACACGATTAAAGCGACCATAAAGCGTCAAGCAACAACCGGTTATGACACAGCTGGGTATAATTCAGTAGTTATGAACAACCTAAAAATGAAGTTTGTCCGTAGTGCGGTCTCGGGCAGGTCTGATTCATATAGATTCTTAGGGCTAAAGAATGGTGGGGTGAGAGGTAATTGACGGAATGGTGTCTTAGTGTAGGTAGTGGGGATATAGCCCACGAAACCTGTTTACCACCACACGCATTTTTTATAGCGATTGCTGCCGAATGTTTTTTCTATATACTATGTGGTATGGGGTTATGGAAGGCCTTTAAACTACGACAACGAAAAAAACTTGAGATGGTAATGTCAAAGGAATAAGTCTCCTGCTTTCTTTAGTAACCGAGCTCTTTGGCGTGTTACTCCACGCGTTTTCATTAACTCTTTCTGTGTCATTTTTTTGTCAAGTATTTTCGAGATACTCCCATGCGTAGTCAACAACTGGCGGGCGATTTGAGGCGTGATACCTTGAATCCCACATAGCATTCTTATCCGAGGGTCTGTTTCACTTACAACTCCACTAACTAAAAACGGATTATTATTGCGTTTACCTTGTATAGTCATTTGAGTATGATTAGTCTTTACCCACTCTACGAAGTCATTCATAGTTTCTACTTGCATAAATTTAATCTTGGGGTGGCGAATGTGAAGTGTTTCTTTAAACTTCTTAATAGTGGCATTCATTCTTGCTATTTGTATTGCCATTTCTTGCCTTGTGGGTTTGCGACCCTTAATAAAAGGCTTTAGAGTAGTACCATAGACTACGAGAAAAGCAACATCAAAGTTATCGGCTAAATCGGTAAGTTGTGCATGAACCGTTCTTGAACGACCATGACCCATAATACTATGATATAAGTCATTGATTTCCTTTGCCTCCATACCCCAACCTAAATCTGGTATGGTGTAATCACCAACGGGTAGTCTATCCACCTTGGCTAAACCCTTTTCATCTAAACTATTATCCCCGAGTGCCATTAATAATTTATTAATGACTTTGGGGTTTTCTCTATCATCAATATGAAGCATTGTAAACTCTACATCTAATATCCATTTTAACAGTTTGCTTCTGGGTGTTTTAGCAGATGAAATTGTTCTTGAGTATTACACACCAACTCTATTTTATGACCATCACACCACAAGCACATGTAATGCTTGTCTTGGTCTGCCCATTGTTCTCCACAGTCTAAACATTCCCATATCTTTGAAAAATCTATTGTCTTATTATCCATTAGGACTACCTCCTCGCTATTACTACACCATATCAGGGTGTATAAATGCTTACTCATATTGTTCCGTCATACCGCCAGCATTTACCTGCACACATATTCCGAGATTCAAATGCTCGACATGTGGGTGATTGTTTGTACTTCATGTTTGTTCTGATACCATGTTTTGTCTTTGATGGATTGAAGTCTCTCCAATTCAATTCTTTGATATAGTCAAAGATAGCATCTCCAATAGTTTGCCACTGTTCATCAGACACATTATCTGGGTGTGCAAACCAGCGCATTTCTTCGGACAAGTGTTGTACCAAAGCCATGCGTGAAAAGTGATTAGGATTCTCGCTACTGATGTGATTAGATATACAGGGCGGGAGTGGTATTTCTCCGGCATTAGTGGAGGCATCAACCGCCATAATGAGTTTTGCGTTCTGATGCGATTCTGCGCCATTTGTGGGCTTTGGGTTATCATGTACCCAACGCACGAAATCAAACGATTCTGCGACGGTTCTGACACCCAGAAACGGACAAAGGGTGAATGCGTTAGGGTCGGGCTTTTTGGGGATAGCGAAGGAATCAGGATTAGCCATAAAATCATCTGCATTGATACAAACAGACCAACGACCTCGCTTTACATTGTATGTGTTAGGAACACGGACTAACTTCTCCGGTAGCCCTACGCCATCTAATGTAGGTAAGTCTTTTGCCATCATGCGCTGGTAGTGGTTCAAATGACTACGCCACTCATGGCCTGTTACTGGTCTGTCAAAGAATTGGAAGACATGGAATCCACGACCCGTAGCAACAACACGGACTTCACCGGTCAATCGTTGCAATAGTTTGACAACATCTTGCTTTACCAGTTCTATGCCGTTTTCTTCGCCGGAGTCAAAATCCCACCATGCTTTGTCAATGATAGCAGTCTTGTAGTCGAATTTCCAGTGTTTATCTTCACGCTTTGAACGGAAATGATAGAGGGAAACATAGACCGAGGATTTACCCAACAACCTACGAACATACGATTTGAACTCGTTGGTCGAACTACAATGCTTTCTCTTTAATCCTATCTCACGAGGAAATGACATTATGCGATTCGCTACCACAGTCAACACACCTACACACTTCAATTTCCTTTGGGGGGTTTCCTTCTTGTCCTAACGCCAATACCATTTTGTCAAATTCTAAGTTTGTTGAATCACAATCTGCACATATTATCTGTTTGTTCATAAATAACCGTCATGTGTGAAACTATATTAACATATTTGTGTCGGGTCTTCGCATAGCCCAACGGTCTCAGGTTCACATTGTATTACATAGTCGCAATATTGAGTACAAAAATAATCATTCCATTTGATAGGGAAGTCCTTCGCTTTTAGTTCGCCCACAGTCTTTTCATAGGCCTTCATAAAGGCATTGACGGTTCGTAAAGATAAAGGCTCCATAGCAAATATACCCTGCGTTAAACCTGTTCCAACCACTTTCTTTTTTTGTCCTTCTAATGTAGTTAATAACTTTGCATCGGTAGCGTCAGGTGCTATGTATAGAAAATGTGTTGGTCTGGGGTACTCGGTAAATTCTAACATGTATGTATAGAACGCTAACTCTCTACGGGTTCTGGACATTTTACCACTATTGAAGTTACCGGTTTTCAATTCAACCAATACTATTTTACCATCTTCGGTTCGCAGTAAGCCATCCATAGCACCCACCAAGTACACATCTAATCGCTCATCATAAACGGTGATTTTTTGCTCGGCCATCAGTAATTCATATTTACCAATCTTTTCCTCCAACATCACTAACAAATCTGACATGACAGCAAAACCCATATCCCCATCAACATCTTCTTCTTTAGCCACTTTGATAGTTTCTTCTTGAACCTTCGGGTCATTGGGTGCAACGATTAGAGGTTCCATAACTCGGTGAATCTTTGAACCACGAATCATAGCATCAGATGGTGGCGGTCTAACATCTGGTAGTCCTATGTAATTCCACCAATACTTACGAGGACACATGTTGTATAACATAAAAGAAGATTTACTAATCTTTAGAAATGTGTCTTCATCTATCTCGTGTGGGTTGTATGTTAGGGGTTGGGTCA